TTAATCGGCCGAATCGGTGTCGTCGATAGTCGCCAGCCTGATTGCGGAAAACCGAACCGCAAAGTCAGGCGCGGCAATCGATCCGGCCTCCGTAAGCGATTTCTCGCTCTTGATCTGGCCCGAGAAAATGACGACATCGCCGACTTCCATCTCCGCCAGCGTCTCATAGAGCGGCGACCCGTGCTTGATGAGCGTCTTGTCGGTCATATCCGAAATGCTGTTGTTCCAGGTGCTGAGGGTCACCTCGCGCTCGGGAACCGTTATGGCGATATAGGCATCGCCGTCACCTGTCGTCGCCAAGGTATCGAGAACGCCCACCCAGTTGATGAGCCTGCCACGGTCGGTGGCGGCCGACACGGCCTTGTCGCGCGCGATGCGGATGGAAGAGCATTTCAACTGGTTAGGGCAGGTCTTGTATGCCTCGCGGGCTTCATCGACGGCCCGCATTGCGGCCACTTGGTCGCCGGGTGCATAGACCGTTTGGGCATCCGCCGCGCTCGCCACCGTCACAGAGCCGGCCAGCGCCGCCGCCAAAATCATCAGCCTCATACTTAACCCCCTACCTTGGAAGGCGGCATGATGGCAATATTCGGCCGCCTGCGCCAGTCGCCCGCGCCGCCTGCACCCATTTACGATGTCAAAGAGCCGAGCCTGTTCCTATTCGCCCTTCGTTGCGCTCGCTGCGGCGCGCTGAAGAACATCGTGAATGAAGCGCATCTCGTCGTCGGTCGCCTTCCGATTTAGATAGATGACGAGGGCCTTGGGGTTCTCGCCGTCTCGGCCGATACCAGGGCAGCGGAGCGGTACATGTTGCTTGCCCTCGAACGGCAAGACCTCCGCCATCAACCTTCCTCCTCGCCTGAGAGGTGGGCTATCGCCGCAAGCTCGGCATCGGCCTCCATGAGACGCACCTCGCAAAGCCAGAGGCCCGTCGGCTCGTCCTCGGCCATCTCCGGCCGCGGATAGGTGATGCGCGCCGCATCGACGAACCTGCCCTCTTCGTCTTCGAACACGAAGGGCGGGGGCTTGCCCGCCTGTGCCGCGACGAGCATGGCCATGAGATCGGCCGCGCTTTCGGCGCGGAGCGTGTAGACAAACATCGTCATGCTGCATTCACCCATGTGAGCATTTGTCCATCGGAAAGCGGCGGGCAGATTTCCAGTCCGTACATATTGTCGTTCCACGGCGCGTTCAGATTGACCTGATTGCCGATATGGAGGGACTGCGGCTTTTGAACGAAGCCGCGCGCGGCGGAGGTCACGCCGCTGAAGCCCTGACGCGCCGTCGTGATGACCTGACCGACCGCGCGCACTGCCGCGCGAGACCGCCCGCCAGCGAGACCGCCCTGAAAGTTGACGGTGCCATCGAGATCACCGTCGTTCGAATAGACGCGAAAGCCGGTGCCCGCCGTGCCCGTCTCGATCCGGAAGGCGCCGTTGTCACCCGAGAAGCTGACCGGCCGCCGCGTGGAGGCGTTGCGTACATTGAGATCGAGCTCGATCAGTATGGTGAAACCATTATCGAGCCCTGCCGCCTCCCAGCCGTGAAGCGGCTCGGGCAGGCCATCGGAAGGGCGGGTGCCCGCCGCGCCGGCAACGTTCGAAGCGAGGAGTGTTGCCGCTGCGCCGGATGTGACAATTGGGGGCCCGGCGAATGTGCTCTCCTCCAATTGGTTGAGGATGAAGTAGTACTCAGCTGCCGCCGTCGTTCTGAAGCCGAGATTGCGCGAGGTGGCTGTGGGGCTGCCCGTGAACGAGAAGTGCGTAAGCCCTCCATTCGGGGCGAGAGTACCCAATGCGGCTTGACCGACCAGCACCACCTGCACGGCGCCCGAGACGACATAAAGCCATCCCGACAAGGTGTGAGGGTTGGTATTCCCGACTGTGCCCGAGACGGTGACGGTGTTGGTCGTGCCGTCAGCGCTCGCCCGATAAATCCGCCCTGACGTGCAGACATTCTGAAGCCCGGCCGCCGCGACGAGGGCACTTTCAACCGGTGTCGTGACTGCCAGCCCTGAGGTGAGGTTCAGCCCGCTTGTGCTGCTCGGATTGGCATTGTCATTCACACATTTGTTCTGCGACTGGCCGTTCCCATAAAGCCCGGCATCCGTGCGCGGAAGCTCATTGACCCCGAGCACCTGATAGATGCCGGCCTTGTCTCGCAGAATGATCGGCGAGGAGCGGGTGACCGACAGCAGGCCCCCCTGCTCGCGCGGTACGCCGCGCAGGAAATACCGTCCCCGCTCGAAATCGAAAGATGCGAACGAACGCGGATGCCACCACCCTGAGCGCCGGAGCCTTCTCCGCTGAAGTGAGGCGAGGGGAAGGCCCAAGGTCATTCCAGCTCCGAGACTTCGACCGGAACGTCTTCCGTTCCCGCACGGATGATCGCGAGATGCGTATCTGGCCCGTCGCCGAGCGATCTTACCAGGCGTTCGCCGGCGTCGAGGAAATGCGAAGTCGCCGATGCCTCAACATCTTCGCCGCCCGTCTCGTAGCGGATTGCTTCGCCCGCGAAAATCTCGATCACCTGAGTGCCCGGCGTGAATGGCCCGATTGTCGAGGTCGCGGCGGCGGCAACGCCCTGTTTCGCGCCACCCGGCCGCACACGCAGTGCAGGCACAGGATGCGAGAGATTGTCGAGCGGCATTTTCAGTTTGCGGGATGTCATGACACTGCTCCGGTTGAAGTTTGATGGCGTCGGCGCGTAATCAGCGAAGCTCCGACCACAAAATGATGGGTCCGACATCTACCCGGTAGTCATGTCCAGGGGGAATGATAGCGCTGATCGTGTTGTTCCACGCCTCGGTTGTACCCGTCGTTGTGCCAACATCAACAAAGCCCTCGCCGCCATTGACCTGAAACGTTTTCTTCGGGCTGTTGTTGGTAAGGGTCACCGCGACGACGATTGGCTTTCCGGTCGTGTTCGTGTAGGTCACGCCGCCGGCGCGGGTGGCTGTCACGTTTTGCCACGTCTGCTCCCATCCGGCCCCTGCCCGCGCATCCACATATTGTTTCGTCGCCGCCCCGAGATCGTCAGTCGGGTCAGCCGGAAGCAGCAGCTTCCCGTCCGCGCCGAAAGTGTATCGATGGAGAACCGCGTCGGCGGCCGACAGGAAGGTTAGATAGAGATCGCCTAGCGCATTGGAGGCGCCGCGAATGCTCTGCCAGGCGGCACGCACTCCCGAACCACTGCCGCGCAGAAAGCGCTGATGATCGACGACGGTAGCGGCCGTGTTATTGCTGTTTCTCAGCGTCAGCTGGAGGGCGGCAAGCGCAATGACAAGCTCGCCAGTCATCGTGTCCCCTGCCTTCGCGACTTTCGCCGCAATAGCATTTGTCACTGTGGTGGCAAAGTCGGCGTCATTGCCAAGCGCATTCGAAAGCTCGACGAGAGTATCGAGCGCGCCGGGGGCACCCGCGACCAATGCGTCGATGGCCTGCTTGACGGCCGCCATGGTCGCAATCTGATCGGTATTGGTTCCCAGTGCTGCCGTCGGCGCTTCCGGTGTGCCGGTGAAGATCGGGGAGTCTTTCGGCGCGAGCAGGGCGACCTGCGCGAGCAGCGCAGTAAGTGCGGCCGCGAGCTGGCCGTTATCTTCCGGATCGAGTTCGAGGCCGAAAGCCTCGATTGCGCGGGCGACTTCCTCTTGCAGTGCGTTGAACCACCCAGCGGAGAGCTTCGTTGGGGCCTCGCCCGCGAGAACATTGCCCGCCTTGAAGCCGTGCTTCCCCGGCCCGAAAAGGTCGGCCGCTTTCGTCGCTGTGTCGATACGTTTCATGCCGCTTCTCCGTAGCCAAATTGAATGATGGAATGAGAATGCGCGCGGCGACGGAGCGCACATTCGAGAATTTCATTTCCCCAGGACCGCAGCGGGTCTTCGCAGGACATATCGACCGATGCTTCCCTGATGGTGACTTCCGGGGCGTTCACGCGGAAGGCATAGGCCCAATCCTCGGTGTAGAGAATATCCTCGCAGTCGCTCTCGCAGCTAAACGGAAGGAATTCCGTTATCGTCACTTCGTATCCAAGAGCGGCGGTGAGGACCGTATAGAACGAAACCGACTGTCCGCCTCTGGTCGTGACCTTCTGGACAACGCGCTCACGCCGCCCCTCGAAGGTCTGATCTATGCCGCCGCAGGCGTCGGGAAGTCCGTAGGCGTCTTCCCAATCGGGCAGGGCGATATCCGTCGTGTTCGGGTCGAGTTCGTCTTCGAGCGAGGTCAGAAACGCGTCCACACGTGCCAGCTCGCGAGCCGCCGGGTCGAGAAGCGCCCGCAGCATGCTGCCTTCTTCACGCGGCCAGGCGGGGCCGACGGGCAGGAGAGAAAGAAGGAGATCGCGATAGGCGGCCGTGTTCATCATGGCGCGGCCCATGTGATCGTGCCAAGCCGTGCGATGTGGCCCGCGTCCGTCGAAATCTCTTCCGGCACACCGACGAACTTGTGCGAGTACTGGCCGGTCGCCGAGGAGATCGCGTCGGAAAGCCGCGAACGCGGCAGCGTGCCGCCCGGCTCGGCCTCGCGGATGAAGAAGTCGGCCGCTTCCGCTTCGACGGCGGCGCGCACGGCGGATGTGTCCGGCGACACCTCAATGGTTAGGTCGATGGCAGTGACGGCCGGAACGAAAAGGTAGAGGGTTGCCGTCACAGGCCGCTGAACGAGAAGGTGAGCCTCCACGGCTTCAATGGTCGGTTCGTCCGGGATGGAGCCGTCCGGCATGATGAATGCTACGCCGACAGTGCCCGGCCCCATATGCAGTGGGTAGACCCAGACGCGGGTTTTCCCCACGACTTCCTGCACCCAAGCGCGCCAGTCCGCATCGTTGCCGCCATCCGCATCTTCCTGCATGCGTTCGATAATGCGCGCTCGGAGAGATTCGTCGGCTTCCACGTCGGCGCCACCCGTGAGGCCGGCTGCGGTGATCGTCGCCTGCGAATGAACCCCGGCCACTGGCGAAACGAGCGTCAACTTCGTGGGCGAGGGTGTATTGCCGGCCGCGCCGGCTGCGTGAGCCTCGACATTTCCAATCGCGCCGCCATCGCCCGCGATTGTCGTGTCTTCCAGAGTTATGAAGCGGGCATCGTCGGCACGTCGAAGTTCGCTGCCAGCCGGAACGATGGCGCCTGGCGAACCTGTGAATGAAACCGAGCCCGACGCGGCGGTGGGCGGGCGGCGTGTTACAATCGGGCGGCAGAGAGCGCCGTGCCTCTCCAGATACTCCGCTTCGGCGGTATCCGGAAAGCGCTGACGGAAGACGTACTCGATACGCCCTTGCAGCTCATGCGAGGCCATGGCGATTGCTCGGACGATTGCACCCTCGACGCTGCGCAGGCTCCGGGGGTCGCTGCCGCTGATAACGGCTTCCATTTCGGTTGCGAGCCGCGCGCGGATTTGCTGGGGCGTGGAACGCGGCGATGGCATCAGGCACCTGTCACGACGATGTGAGTGTAGGTTTCCGTCCGCGCGTCGGGCAGGACGACGGCGATAGCAATGCCCAGACGGCCGGTCGCGATCCATTCTGCGGAGACTTCCACCGCGCGCCCGACGCCGCGCTTGACGATCCATTCCAGCGCTTCGCGGGTGTAGTCGATGGCGCGCCGGCGCGTCTCTTCGGTCTGTTTCGCCCGGCGAAGAAGCCAGAGGCGCGATCCGATCCGGTCACCATCCTCGGAAAGTGTGTCGCCAACCCAGCCGCGCCTTTCGCTCTCGCCTGAGGGAAGCTTGTCGTCCGTCCGCGCGCGGGCGTCGGTGAACAGCGATATGAGAATGGCAGTGCGGAGCGAATTGTCGGTTGCGAGGCCGGTGGCGGTTCCCACAAGATCGGCCGTCTGAAATTTGTCGTTCCATTCGAGTGCGATCATGATCCGGCCATCGGCTGGTTGGGCGGGTTGGTGCTGCCGACATTGTTCTCAGGGTGGGTGTGCTCATTGAAGACGGAACGCATTCCGCTCATTGTCTGGCCGGCGCCGCTATCGCAGAGATCGCGAATTTCGCCGGTCACTTCGAGAATCGGCGTCTCCATGCGTACTTTCTCGGCGTTGGTGATCGTCACCGGCATTCCTGCGGCGCGAATGACGATGCCGTCGCGGGTCAGATGCACCTCTTGGCCAAGATCGTCATAGATGATGACCTCGCCTTGGCGCAGGCCTTTCTTGCGCCGCGCCGCATCGTCCAGGGCGACGATGACCGGGTGAGAGCGATTGCCGGAAAGGAATGCAACGAGCGCCGTTGCGCCCGCAAAAGGATGCGAGCTGAAACCATACTCCTGCAAGCGCACCGCATCGTCGCGAACCTCACCCTTCAGCACTTCGAGTTGTACCCGCTGAAAGCTGCCGGTGTCGTCGAAGAGGCGGGCGCGCGCTTTTGCGAGCATAAGCATTACACGATCACGCAACGTTCGGTCGGTCATGCTCACCTCCACACCGAGTCCGGGTAGGCATCCGCGCTGCCTCCACCTTCGCCGCCACTCTTCTCCTCAGCTTCGGCAAGGAGATCGAAGGCTTCGCGCGGCGTGACCTCCAGTTCCGTCTCGCGACCTTCCTCTTCGGTGAGCCGATGTGTGACGGCCACGATGAGAAGTTCCTCGTCGATGTTCATGTATTCGTCGCGCACGTGAACCGTCGTGTTTGGCATCCAGAAGTCGCCGCCTTCGTCGCGCCAGCCCGCCACGACATAGGAGACGGTTGCACCACGGCCGCGCGCAACCGCCTTATGCCACGCCGCGCGTTCGCCAAGCGTCTGTCCGCGACCAGGCTCCTCACCAACAATGACTGTGGGCCGAAACCGCGCAATCGCCTCGTCTGTCACGCGGCCCTCGGGCTGGAGTTCGCTCTCGCTGTCAAGTTCGTCGGCGCTCTCCTGCTGGCTGCGCACGACGATGAGACTGTAACGCTCGGCGTGGCTGAAGCTGCCAGAGGCCGATTTGATGTTGTCGCCCAAGCGAAGCGAACCGCTCGCCGCGCCCGAGAGTCCGGCCCGCGTGATTATCAGCTCGCGGCGGCCGTCGCCGAAGGCTAGCACCGCCCGCTGTCGCGCCGCGCGTTCGAGAGCCGCCCAAGCGGTTTCACCTGGCTGGATCGCAAAGCGAGCGAAGGCGGCACCCGTGTCGCACTCCGCGCGGATGGTCAAGCCGTAGGGCTCGCAGAGCTTTTGTGCCAGTGCGGCGAGGGTGAGGTTGCGGAACTCATGCGGGCCGTCCACGGCCGCTGCGCAATCGATGATGTCGGCCATCGCGCACCGGGTTTCGATATTGACCTCGTGATTTTCCGGATCGTAATTCGTCGCCAGCCCGTCGATGTAGCCTGCCGCTTTCTCCGTGCCGCCCAGGGAAAGCGTGTATGCCGCGCCCTGCCGGATCGGGCGTCGCGCATCGATCCCAGCCCATTTCTCGGTCACCTTGAGGGACAAGATTGCCGCACAGTCGTCGATGCGCCGCGTGAAGGCGAATTCCTGCCACCCGCCATAGATCGTGCCATCGACTGTCAGTTCCACAGCGTCACTCATCGACAAGAACCTCCAGTGGACGGCCGCCGGGCACGAAACCCGGATGGCGGACGCGGTTCCGGGTAACGATCTCGCTGGCGCGGTCGAAAAGGCTTGTCAGCTCATCGCCGTCGAGGCGATAGGCAACGAGAAGTGAGCTTTCCGTTTGCGACGGCGTCATTGACCGGAGCCGAGGCAGCGGGAGTGCGCGGACGGCGACGTCGCGGGTCACGGCGGCGCGTAGATCGGACATACGCTTCCAGCTTGTTTCGTCAGCCGCGCTTTCGGAAAGTCTCGCCAGCACAGCGGACACGTCGTCTCGCCACGCCTCCGCCTCTTCGCGGCTTCGCCAGCCCGAAGCCGTACCCGCCGCCACCGCCTCAATCGCGGCCGCCGCGCGCACGAGCTGGAAAAGGGCACCGTCATTGCGAGCGGCGACCGCGCGTGCCGGTGTGGTCGCTGGCGCGGCGGGAAGTGCAAGGCCAGCTGGTCGGGCGAGTGACAACAGCAAGGCCGAGCTGTGCGGGGCAGCGGTGGCGGCCGAGACGAAGCCATACAACTCGTCTGCCAGCGCCGATGGCACTGCGAGAAGCGCATCGGACGGGTTTGCCAGGCGCGCCGCTGACTCGGCGGCGCGGGCAACAAGCGAGGTGGCCGCCCAACCCCGGAAACGCCCGATGATCGCGGCCGAGAGGATCGAGAGTGAAGCCCGTGCCGATTCCAGGACGAGTGCATGCTGACCCGCCACCGCAAAGGCAGCGGCGAACTCATCGATCACGGCCGTCCTGGTAACCGCAGCGGCGGAATTGACCCGCGCCTCGGTATCGACGCGCGACGTGGGCGAGGCTTCACCGCCCGCCCGCTGGAACGGGATGGAGTACCGGAGAATGCGGCCTTCACGGGTCGAGAGGGCGGAGCGGACAGGTCCGATGACTACCGCGTCGATCTCGCCATAGAGAGGATGGACGAGGCGGCCGGTAGCCTGTTCTGTCAGCGCGGCGTCGAAGGCCCGTGACTGCACATCGAGATCGTCACCATAGAGCAAGGCTTCGATGGTGAAGCTTTCCGGCAGGGTGCCGAGGAACTCATGCACCGGCTCGGTTCGAAGCGTCATGCCGTGCGAGACGGTTCTCGGCCCGAATTCCTTGGCGGCGAGGTCCACGAAGAAGGCGATCCCGCGAAAGCTCGCCGGGCGAAGGCGGTCGAAGAAGCTCATGCGATGCCCACCGCTGCTTCGATGGCTTCTCGCCGGCAGCGTGCCCAGGCGCGATTGCAGGTGGCGAAGGTCTTGTCGAGGATGTGTGCCAAGCGCAGAGCGGTTACATCGTCACCGGCGGTGACAGCTTTCTGCCAACGCCTGAATAGCTTCCTGTGGCGGCGTTCGGCGTATGCCTTGAAGGCGCGTGTATCGCGGGAAATACTCCGCCAGTGCCGAGCACAGATAATTTCACAGCCATCGTACTTCTCAGCGGGCGCGGTGCGGCGGCAAAATGGAACGATACATGAGATGCGATTGTTCATGACGCCATCGCCTTTCCGGTATCGACGGAAATCGGTACACGAGGATTGTCGGTCTTCACCTTCTTGACGCGGACACGCTCATCATCGACGCCGATCCGCAGTTCGCCGCCGACTTCGCTTCGAGACGCGACCGGCACGGCCGCCGCGCCAGTCGGTGCGCCGGGCGGTACGTTGTCGTCGCCGCCGAATCCGATCAACTTCCCCGCCCTGGACGCGAAGCCGCTGACGCCCTCCACGATAGCCAGGACGGGACGGAAGAGAACCGAGAACCAGTCCACCCAGCCAGAGAGGAAGGACTTCAGCCCCTCGAAGGCGCGCGTTAAATCGAGTGTGAAGAGGCCGGCTACGATCTCGACGAAACCGGAGAAGATTTTCTGGAGCGCGGCGAAGGCATCGGCAAAGAAGGGAACGATGTCGCTCCAGTTCCGATAGATCAGATAGGCAGCGCCGGCCAGCGCTGCGACCGCGACGACGACGAGGCCGATGGGATTGGCGACAAGAACCGCGTTGAAGATGCCCATGATGCCTGCGCCAGCCTTGATCGCCAGGAAGAGGTGCCCGAGCATCGAAATCAGGCCGCCAATCGCCATGCGGCCGAGCGCGAAGGTCGTAAGCGCGATGGCCTTGCCAAGCCCACCAAAGGCGAAGACGAGTTTGGCGATGGAAAAGACGAGCTTGCCTCCGATCAGCGCACCCATCATGAGCAGTGCGGTATTCGCCGGGCCGATGAGATCGGACAGCCACCGGAGCGCGGCAAGGAACGGCGCGAAGGCGCTCCGGATACCGCGAAGCACCTCCAGCACCGTCAGGATGATATCCGGAAGACTGCGGATGAATTCCGCAATGCCGGTCTCGATGAGTTCGCGATTGGCGAGCGCCCATTCCCGGAAGGATACGAGAAGCGGATTGAGGATCGGCAACAGGTAGCTCGCGATGATGTTGCCGATGCCTGTCAGCACGGCAAACAGACGCGAGAGATTGTCGTTGAACTCTGTGCTTTGCTCTATGACATCATCACCGATGACACGGCCAAGTCGCTCCGCCTCGTCACCCATTTCACGAAGCCCTGCGGCGCCGCTGTTCAGAAGGGGAATAAGCGTTCTGCCTGCGCCGCCGAACAGCTTCTCGGCATATGCAGCCTTCCTTTGATCGTCTGCCATGTTGGCATAGCGGTCGGAAATCTCGGCCAGCAAGGTGCTCGTTGATTTGACTTTGCCCTCATTGTCGAGAAGCGAAATGCCGAGTGCACGGAAGGACGCCTGGGCTTCCTTGTTGCCTCGGACTGCCATGACCGTACGCTTGTTCAAATCGACGAGCGCGGCTTCCATAATCTCCGCACTGCCACCGGAAAGTTCGGCCGCGTAGGCCGCACGCTGCCAGTCGCGAGCGGTCATCCCGACACGCTGGGCGCTCTTTCCGGCTGCATCGCCGGCATTTGCCGCGCGCTTTGTCAGCGCGAACAATGCGCCGCCGACAAGGCCGACGCCGGCGACGATCCTCTTTGCCATTGTCGAAACGTCGCGGCCGACGGCCTGAAAGGACTTGCCGACATTGGCGGCCGACGAGGCGATCCGGGAGAAGCCGAGATCGGCATTGAGGCGGCGCGCTGAAGCCGCGATCCGCCTGGCAGGGGCGGACACGCGGTCAACAAGCTCCAGAATAACGCCGAGATTGATCAATTTCCGGCTCCGATCCGCTTTTGCCAGGCGCGCGCCTGGCTAACCCAGAACCTCAGCTCGGCTGGGCCCCATCGCTCCCATCCGGCCGGGAACCCGAAAGTCCCTGCAACAAGGCCGATGGCTTCCCTCCAGTCCGGAGGGAAGCGGGCAAAAAACTTTCGAGCTTCCCGAGAGCGGCAACGAGGTCTTCGAGGTCGAGGCGGTCGATGTCCCTGTGGGCCATGTTGACCGAGCGGGCGAGGAGCGCGCGGACGAGCGAGCCTTGTCCGGCCTCGCCGCCCGCATCGAGCGCGGCGAAGAGATCGCCGGCGACGAGAGGCCGGAAGGTGAGCGTATCGATGCTCTCGACGACTTCGCCGGTTTCCTTCGTCTTGCGGGTGAGCGGCTTTGTCAGTGCAAGCGTATTGTCCATCAGAGAAGTTCCTCCGCCGGATCGCCATTGATGACGATGGTGACTTCGCCGCCCGCGCCGTCCTTCAGCGTCGTGGTATCGGTGCGGAAGGCGTTGCGGATGACGTAGGACTGGCCGGTGTCGCATTCAAAGATGACGGTTGCATCTTTCAGGTCGCGCAGGTCATCCAGCGACATTCCCGCCTCAAGCGAAGTCGTGCAGTTGACGACGGAGGGAACCAGTTCCTCCGAGCGTCCGATCTTCGAGCCGGTGACGACGGTGTTGTTCTTGATCCCGCCGAGATCGAGCGACGCGCCGGGCGCCGTCTCGATGGTCTTTCCGTTGGCCGAGATTTTCGCCCGGCCGAGAAACTGCGTCATGGTGCCTCCTTAAAGGATGAACTGGATGCCCGCCGCCGTGACGCGGAGCTGGTTGATGAGATTCGCGGGAACCAGCACGTTCACGCGGTTCGGATCGGTCGAGGAGATTTCGACCCGCGTATCGCGCTTGAACTGTTCGATGTCTTCGATGAGGCCGAGATCGAGCCAGTCTCCGGCGAGCGCGATCAGCTCGCCGCGTATCTTCTTCGGTGTCACGACGTTCGGCCCGCGCGACCCATCCTGACCCAGTTTCTTGCGCCGGAACCGTGCCGAGAAACGGGCGCGCATCGTGAAGCGCAGGTAGGAGAGCGTTCGCAGAGTTTCGCTGTCGAGATAGGAGCGATCGGAGAGGCCGTTCCCGTCCACACGGTAGCCTGTGATCGCGCGCTCGATGACGACATTGCCGGCGGCATCGACCGTGAAAGTCGCGATCCCGTTGTGAAGCAGGATGTCGCGCTCTTCGCGGGTGAAGATGTCGGGCTTTGCGGGCGGCTTGATCCCGGTCAGGATGATGTCGCTAACGGGCTGCGCCGGATCGATGCCCGCCGCGAACGCCGCCGCGCCGGCATAGGCCGCCGCCCATTCGCAGGGCGTGTCGAGCCCCTTGTTGACGCCCATCGTCGTTACCCAGGGCGAATTGCGGGTGAGCCCATGCGCTGCCAGTGTCCCCTGCGAGCCCCGTTTGCAGGCATAGGCGATGCTGTCGATCATCTTCATCGGGCCGGAGCGAAGGCGGAGTTCGGTTTCGAGAGCCGCGAGATTCGCGGCGTCTGTCCAGGGCATGACATAGGTCGTGTACCATTCATCGCCGATGGCGGCGAATACGTCGGTCACGTCGGGGTTGCCCGCCCCTCCAGCCATCGCGGTGAAGACGATCCCGACGCCTGCCGGCAGTTTCTCGTCCGCGTAGTAGCTGGCACGAAGGTCGATATCGTTGCCGCACTCGCCCTTGTTCCGCGCCGTGACGACGACAAGCGTCGCATCGTCGCCATCGACGGCGGCGCTCGCCGGAAGATCGGCATTGGCGTTGATCGCCGCCGCGACGGCCGTCGCGATTTCGGAGGCCGTGTCGGTTGCCGCTACGCCCACCTGGATGCGGTCGCCCGCCACATAGAGCGAAATCACGCCGGCGGCCGTCGCGGGCCCGGAGAATTTCAGCGATCCCGTCGCCGCAACGCTCGCATCGGCGTCATCGAGAAAGACCGCCCAGAGCTCCGTCGTGCTGTTCACGCGCTTCGCCGCGCGGATCATGCGGTGCGCCATGCTGCCCTGACCGCCAAGCGCGGCGGCCTGACGGTGATCGAAGACGAGAAGCGGCCGGTCGGTTTCGGCCGTGCCGGCGGCCAGCTTCTGGCCGATGACGAGAATGCGGTGGGGCATCAGGGCGAGGCCCTGGTTGGCCTGCGAATTGTCGAACTCGACAAAGGTGCCCGGCGTCAGGATATCGACGGGAATGTTCTCGAAGAGGATATCGCCCATTACTCGGTTCCTTCCTTGCGCGGACGGCTCGGTGCTTTCGGCGCGGCGGCGATCTCGATGTCACCGTCGCGCTTGCGGCGTTCCCAGTACGATGTGAAAATCACGGGCCTCCCGGTAGGCGGAAGCTCTTCCTTCGTGCCCGGCATGTTGACGACACGGCCGGGCATCGGCTTGACCCAGACCTTGGTGGTCTCGCTCATCAGCTTTCCTCTTCCTGGTTGAGGTTGGTGAGGTGATCGGAGGCGGCGGCGTCTTCATCGTCCGGCAGGTCCGGGCCGGTGAGATCGCGCGGCGGCAATTCCCAGTTCGCATGAATGGTGACGAGATCGGCGAGCGCGCTCTCGTCGTCGGCGCGCTCGACATGCTCGGTCGTGAGGCCGAGCTGCACGCCGTGGCACAAAACGCCGGCCATCATGTAGGGGCGGCTTTCGAGAAGCTGGAGGCCGCTTTCAGCTCCTGCCTGGGCGGGTTCCCGGCTGACGAGGCCGCCGAGCGACAGATCCAATGCGAAGGCGGCGGTTGCCGCATCGACAAGCGCATCCATGACGATTTCGCTTGCCGCCTCGTCCACGACGGCGAGGAAGCCTGCAATGCGCCAGTCCGTCGTGACGAGCACTGTGGAATTGAGATGCGGGCGGCGGCGAAAGCCGATGCGGCGGACATGCCAGCCGCGAATATGCGTCGTGCCGGCGTCTTCCCAGGCATAGAAGGTGCGGAAGGGGACTTCCTTCGCCGCATAACGCTCGAAGCGGTGAACGCGGCCGATGGCGGGCACGGTTTCGAGGCGCGAGGCGATAGCTTCCCTGATTTCCGCCGAGCTTATCATCGCGCTGCCTCTTCAAGCCGTGCGAGCGCCCGGGCCGCTGCCGCTTCGTAAAAGGCGATGACCTGTCCCTCGGCGGCCTTCACGCCGTTGCGGAACATATGCGCGCCGCCGGTGCCATGTGCCGCGACCTTGAAGCGGATGGCCCTCGCGACTTCTTCCGCCTCCTCGCCTCGTTTGCCAAGCTTCCGCGTCACCCAATCGATCAGCGGTTCGATTGGTGCCCAGTGCGGCTTCGAGCCATGCTCGACCGGAGCGGCATAGGCGAGGCTTGTCGCCACCTGGCCGCGCACCGCATGGGCCGTGACGACGACCGGCATGGCGCCGATGCTTTCGCGAAGCGTGGCCGCGCCGCTTGTCGGCGTGCGCTCCTTCACTTCGCGCTCGATGAGCATGGTCGCTTCGGTCGTGGCGGCGATTGCCTCCTCCAGGAAGAAATCCGGACACTTCTCAAGCGCCGCTTCAATCGTCGCGCCACGAGGCGATACGCGAAGGTCGTCCGTCACAGGCGCGGCCTCCGCTGCGTCACGCGACGGCCGCCGTCCGATGCGGGTGTTGGCTGCGGAACCGTCACGCTCGCCGGTCGCGTGCGCTTCGGGTCGAGACCGAGAATTTCAAAGTACCGCGCGCGAAGGCGTTCCGCCCGACGCGCGTAATTATCGGGTTTGGCCCCGTGTTGCACCGCGTCGGCGGCGATGAGTGGATTGCCGTCGCCGGACGTGTCGGCCGCCATCTGATCGAAGAGGAGCGCGGCGGCATAGCTCGACACCGCCTCTCGGTCCGCTTCGGGCACCGTGTCGATCTCGCCGGTGAGAATGTGGGGGCCGAGAATGGACAGGCGGATTGTCGCGCCGGCGGGAAGCCCGCCTGGGAAGATCAACTCCGCTGCCTCAGGCGCGTCATAGCGCTGCCAGCTCTGACGCGGGAGATATGTCGGCGGAATACTGCCAATCGGATACTCGATTGCCGAGACGGCGCCTTCCGTCGGCCAGTCGAGCCGCGATGCGATAGTAAGAGTTTCATCGCGCACGGTCTTGTATGGGCGGTCCTTGCCATATTGTGCAAGAGCAAGATCGAGCGCCCGGCCGAGCTGCGCATCGTTCACACGGTCGCGTTCGTCGCGCAACAGATCGCTCGTGATTGTGAGGAAGTCGTCTCTCATTTGCCTGGACCGCTGGAGGAAAAAGCGCCGGGCGAATGCCGCCCGGCGCTGTCTCGTGAAAAAGGCGCCCTTAGCCGTCGGCGACGACGGACTTGTAGGCGCCGCGATAGTCGAGAACGTCGCCGCCGTAGATATGGCGGAGCTTGTAGGTCACCTTGTCGGCAGTGAAGAGCGACCCGACGGTCGGGCTGTCCTGGACGAAGAGTTCGGGTTCCTCATTGCCGTCAAGGAAGCCAAGCTCGATGAGAGGAATGTCGGCCACATCCGCCGTCACCGCCCAGTCGGTCGGGTCCGTCCAGTACCAGACCGGGATGATTTCCGGCACGAGCGACTGCACGAAAGTCTTGTCGTTATTGGTCGAGCGCTGGAAGAGGTTGTAGGCCGTCTCTTCGAGGCCGGGCGGAAGCCAGAGGTATTTCGGGCCGACGCCGATGGGATCGGTTGCGCCATACTCGGTCTGCTGAACCATGGCGAGCCTCGCGGCCGCATAGGACTGGGCGGCGAGGGCCGCCGAGCCGAGATTGCCGTGATCCGCGTGGAAAAGGGCCTTGGTGTCGTAGATGGTCGGATTCGTGCGGATGAAGTCGAGCACGAACTTCGCCAGCGTCCGCTTCGCCGCGCGGGCGAGCTTGCCGGGGATGCGCTGGATGGCACCAACGTCATCGTTCTTGATCATTTCCAGCGTGATCGTTTCCAGGCCACCCCGCTTCGTGACCGCGTACTCGGCCTTCTCGTCGGTCGGCGAGGTGAGCGCCTGATAGTCCGCACCCTCCGCCACGGCCGGCATGTCGCCATACCCGCCGATGCGCGTCCGCTCCTGCTTGCGGAAGTCTGTCACGGGCACGGGCGTGCCGGTGAGGAACTTCCAATAGTCGTACTCATTGGTGCTGCGATACTCGGCGACCATGCGGCGATGAATGCCGTCGCCGAGAACTTCGGAAAAGGACGAGCTGTTGAGAGCTTCCGCGATACGAACGGCGTCCCGCGCGCGGCCCGTCACATGCCGGTCGCCCGTGATCTCGATGTAGCACTCCTTGAACGAGCGCGCGTGACGATGGTGCTCATGCGACGGGTCGAAGAACGCATCGAGCATGTCCGCGATCTTGTCCGGCCGCGACTCGCTTTCGATGAAGCGGCCGCCGTCGCCGAGATCGAGCACATGGCCACCGCGAAGGCCGCTCGACGAGAGATATTCGGCTTCATCCTTGATGGCCTGCGTTACCTGGGCATCGGTAAAGCTCTTGGCTTCGGTGAAGCGCGAGATCAGACGTTGCTTTGCAGGGGCGGGGAGCTTGGAAGCATTGACGGCCTCGCGCATCCGCGTGCGGCGTTCGACCGCTTCGACCAGCGTCGTCGCATTGTCTTCCGTTTCATCGTCCTTCATCGCTTCCGCGAGAAGGGCCTTCAGCTCGTCGTCGGTCAGCGCGGAGATGTCCTTGCCTTCCAGCAAGTGAGGCGCGTTTGCCTGGATAAGCGCGATGATTTCGTCGCGATCCATTACCTTCTTTCCTTCCTCTCCCAGCGCTTCAAGGAACGAAATGATCTCGCCGCCCGCGCCGGGCTCCACGATGAGATCAACCGAATTGACTTTGGTGAAGGCTTCCAGGACGCGGACGCCGTTCGCGCCTTTCCGCGCTGATCCGTTCGCGTCGATGGAGAGCCCGAAGAGGTTCGTGAGGCGCTTTTTGGTGGCCTCGCGAAGACGGATGGCCGTCGGATCGTCGCCATCGACGATCAGGGTGAGCCGCGCGCGGATTTCGCCGCTGTCCGGGAGCTTGCCCTCGACGAAAACCGGTTCCGAAAGTGCGCCGATGAGGTTGCGCACATCCTTGCCGCCCTCGCGGAGATGTTCGAGATCGGACTTCACAAAAACGCGGACGCCTTCAAAAAGCGCCACGGCTTCGCGAAGAACCGCATCGGAATAAAAATTCCGGTTGCCGCTCATGCCGGCGCGGATAACGCGGACGAGGTAGCTTCCCTCGCTGCCATCCACCGCCTCAACAACGGTCGCCGCGAGCGTGGCGGCCGTGTCGGGGGCGGCGGGCGGCGGCGTGTCGCCAATCGGACGGAACTCGCGCGTCACTTCGACCGGATTGCCGAGCGCCACATCCTGACCCGAAATCGTGTAGCCGTAGGACATGAGCTTGCCGTCGATCTCGACGACAACGTTTTCGGCGTAGAGCGCGACGACGTAAGGCCAGGGGTCGTCGTCGCCCGAAAGCTTCAGCACCTCGCGAATCTTGCCCTGGAGCAAATCGCGGACCGTCAGCATGTCGGGCTCGGCGGCCTCGCGAAGGCGGACGCCGGAGACGCCGCGTTTGCCGAGCAGCTTTTTCAGTTGCTCGCGCTTCATGCGTCACCGCCGGCACGGAGCTTGCGGCCATCGACTGTAACGATGGTGCCGGTTTTGAGACCGACCGCATGGATGTAGCCGGCGGGTACGCCGAGCTTTTTCGCCAGGGCGAGTTCGTCCTTGGTGAAATCGCGGGAAGGCTTGCGCTCGGGCAGGTCGGCGAGCGCCTTCTCGTTGGTGACCGTCTCCAGCTCGCCGATGCGGCTGATAAGCGTCTTTGCTGCCGCGTCGGCTTCGGAGAGCTTTTCAGCGGCGGCCTTGTTCTCCGCCTCCAGCTCCGCGATGCGGGCCTTGAGGGCGGCGGTATCTTCGGCGGAGTCACCGCCGTTCGCAGTTTTCTGAGACACGCTCTTGCTCCGTCGTGATTGGTGTGGCTACCCTCGCGACGCAGGCCGTCTCTCTCTAGCCGGAAGCCCTTCCGTTCAATCCTGCGGAAGGTTGCAGAGGCCGCCTCCGGCAGGCCAGAAATCACCCCCAAAACCCTCCCGCGCAGCCGCGAGCGCACACCTGACCGGGGGGCGCGCAGATAGCGCGGTTGTTAATCGGGGTGTTAATCGCGCTGGAGAGGCGTTTGAGGTTTTTGGGTAGTCCGGGAGGGTCGGACCTTTCCCGGCGCTCCTGAGGCAAATCAGAGGGCGTTCGCGATATCCCGCTTTTGCCGGTTGGCGGCGATCTCCTCCGGCGTGAACTTCTGACGGCCCGGCCGCATGACCTCCCAGCTCTCCATGAAGGGTATGGAGCTGCATCCGCAGTTGATCCTGTGCTTCGCCGGCCCGGCCGGGTCGCGCGGGTGCATGAGCTTCGTCCCGTCGGGAAGATCGAAGGGCTTGTCCACCTCCCTTACCTGGCCGTCGATCAGGTCGTGCTCGATGCGGCTATGGGTCTTGCCGGAGCGGCGCCATTGCTTCCTGAGACCCGGCAGGAGTGCTGCCGCCTGTTCCTGCCGCTCCTGGGCGGCGGTGGAGAGGGCGGTGCCAAGCTGGTGACGTGTGATCGTGGCGGCACGGTCGAGCCCGCCGGTCTG